ATGGGTTAGAGCAACCCTACCAATGGATTTAGACACACCAAGAATGATTGAGCAAAAGATTGAGTCAATGCTTGAGAAAGAGAAGGAAATCATCCGCAACGCATTCAGCGATGCACGACACGGAGCAGCTGAATCAAGATGGACTGCCGAAGAATACTTTGAGGAAATCTTTGACACCAAAAAAAATGGGATATGTAGTAGTTTATGATAAGTTCCTTGAGAATACCACTTGGCTACTCAATGCCCGAAAGACATTCAAGGAAAAGAAGGAAGCGATAACCTTCGCACGGGATTGTGAGCATAGTGCTTACACCGCTAATGTCAAAGTTTATGAGTTATGAAAAAAGATAAAGGACTTAATAAACGAAAACTTCTAAATGAAAATAGAAGCGGAATGCAAAACAACTATATTGCACCCAAAGGATACAAGAACCCCTTTCGCATATCTGACGGAAAGATGGTAATTGGAAGATACAAGGGCTGGAAACTATTCAAGATAAACGACCTTGACTACCTAAAATGGATGCACGACAATGTTCAAATGGATGAACTACAAAAAAGCATACTAACCAAACACCTTAAACACAATGGCTATTGAAACATTCAAATATGTGGGAAGCGTACATTTGCTCCCGCACATCTCCATCTCCTACGATTCAGCAATCTGTAACGGTTGTGTATCTATTGGGTGGCTATGGTGGGGAGTTAGCTTTGTAAGCAAGACTGGGATGCACCTATGAAAAAACACACCAAACTCTATCTCAAAGAAATGGGCTACGATGAAACGGACTGGATTCCTTGCGAGGTATGCAACCGCCAAGCCGTAGACATCCACCACATAGAGGCAAGAGGAATGGGAGGAACATCCAACCACGACACAATAGAAAACCTAATGGCTCTATGTAGAAATTGCCATATAACCTACGGAGATGTGAAACACCATAAGGAGTGGTTACAAGAAATCCATAATAAGAAGTTATTTAGAAGAAATAGTTGAAAAATACAAAGATTTACAATGGCATTTGAAAAAGGAGTAAGTGGCAACCCAGCGGGTAAACCCAAAGGAGCAGTAAACAAAACATCTAACAAAATCCGAGAGGCATTCCAAAAACTCATTGAGGACAACTTGGACAATATGACTACTTGGCTTACTGAAGTAGCTGCGGATGACCCAAAGGCAGCACTTGACATTCTCACCAAGTTAGGAGAGTACACAACCCCCAAACTCGCAAGGGTGGAGAACAAGCACGAAGTAGACGAGGGTATCACCAAAATAGAGTTGGAGTTTGTCAAGCCTAAAGATTAAGTACGGCCCTGTCTTTGAAAAGAACTGGGAAGCCACTACCAAGATTATCGTCAATCAAGGAGGTACTCGTAGTGGTAAAACATATTCACTCCTACAACTCCTAATCGTCAATTCGTACCAAACGAAGGGAAAGGTATACTCCATAGTAAGAAAGTCTCTCCCATCGCTTAAAATGACCGCCTATCGGGACTTCTTTGAGATTCTAAACAACTTGGGAGTCTATGATGAGAAGTTCCACAACAAGAGCGACTACACCTACACCCTCAACGGAAACCTCTTTGAGTTCATCTCGTTAGATCAGCCACAAAAGAAACGCGGAGCAAGGCGTGACTTCTTGTTCTGTAATGAAGCTAACGAACTCACTTGGGAAGACTTCTTCCAGTTGCTTGTCAGAACAACCGAGAAGATATGGATTGACTACAACCCCTCCGATTCATTCCATTGGATTTATGACCGTCTACTAACGAGGGACGATGTAACATATATCCAAACAACCTACAAGGACAACCCATTCCTTGACCAAACAATCGTAGATGAGATTGAGAGGCTCAAATACACCGATGAGGACTACTGGAGAATCTACGGCTTGGGTGAGCGTGGTATGTCAAGAGCCACAATCTTCCAATTCCAAGTAGCCGAAGAACCGAAAGGCCAACTCATCTCATTAGGGCTTGACTTCGGATTCACCAATGACCCAACCTCCCTTGTTAAGGTGTTTAAAGATGGTGACAACCTATACATCCAAGAGTTGCTCTATCACACCAACCTCACCAACCAAGATATTAGCCAAAAACTATCCGAACTTGGACTGACGAGGTTTGACGAGATATGGGCAGATAGTGCCGAACCCAAGAGCATTGAAGAACTGCATCGTATGGGATGGAACATCAAGCCAACGGCAAAGGGAGCGGATAGCGTAATGGCGGGAATAGACATCCTCAAACGCCATAAGATATTTGTCACGAAGGAAAGCAAGAATGCAATCCGAGAGTTTCAGAATTACAAATGGCAAGAGGACAAGAACGGGAATCTACTGAATAGACCTATTGATGCCTTCAATCACGCCATTGATGCAACACGCTATGCGACCTTCAATAGATTAAGCCGTCCGAACTACGGGCGTTATGCCATAAGATAAATTTAAAAGGTTATTTAAGCGATGGAACTAAAAGTCATTGTACCCACCTCGCTATCGGAAATCACCCTTGAGCAATACCAACGCTTTGCTCGTTTGGAGGGTGACAACGAGTTCTTGACTAAAAAGTCATTGGAGATATTTTGCAATGTTCCGTTAGAGCAGTTGCCCAATGTCCGTTTTAAGGATGTTTCTAATGTGTTTAGCCACATCAATGCGATGATGCAAGAGAAACCCTCCTTGACACCGAGATTCACTCTTAAAGGGAAAGAATTTGGGTTCATCACTTCATTGGAAGATATCACCTACGGAGAGTTTGTAGACCTTGACTCCTATATGAGCGACACACAAAACCTCCACAAGACAATGGCGGTACTCTATCGCCCGATTATTCAAAAGGCTGGTAAGCGATATGACATTGAACCCTACGAATCAGCCACAAAATACTGCGACCTAATGAAGGAAGCTCCGATGAATGTGGTAATGGGTGCGATTGTTTTTTTTTGGACTTTAGGAAAAGAACTCTTAATGGCTACTCTGACCTCTTTGGAGAATCACAAGGCGTTGAAGAGTTCACCCCCCAAAGCCAATTCTCAAAACGATGGGGTTGGTATACAACATTCCATACCCTTGCTCAAGGTGATGTTAGAAGATTTGACGAGATTGGAAGACTACCCCTTCATCAATGTCTTACCTTCCTCTCCTTTGAAAAACACCGAGCAGACACCGAAAACCGAATACTCAAAAGCAAGTTAAAATGAGGCAGTTCTACAATCTGACCAAGACCATCAAGGACACCCTTGAAGCACATAGCCAAGTGAATGTGGTAACCTTTGGGGATATCTACGATGTAGACCTCAACAAGCAGACCATATTCCCCTTGTCTCACATCACAGTCAACCAAGCAACCTTTGAGGGGCAAATTGTCCGTATGAATGTGACCATCATTGCAATGGATGTTGTTGATGAGACTAAAGAAGACCCACGAAGCCAAAATGAGCCATTCTACGGCACGAACAACGAGCAAGACATACTGAATACCCAACTCGCGGTAATCAACGATGTAGTGGCAAAATTGCGAAAAGGTACTTTGTACACCGATTTGTATCAGTTGGATGGCAACCCCACTTGCGTACCCTTCTCCGAGCGTTTTGAAAACCTCCTCACGGGATGGACGGCAACCTTTGATGTATTGTTGCCCAACACCGAAATCTCTACTTGCTAATGGCACGTCAAGAAAATGTAGAAGCAACCCTTGACAAGTTCGCTCGTTATGTTGTCCAACAAGCGAGAAGCAACCTAACGCGCCAAAAACGCAACACCTCCAAACGCCTATATGAGTCTTTGGGATATGATTTAAGAGTCTCAAGCAACTCATTCTCCCTATCCTTTAAGATGGAAGAGTATGGGGACTACTTGGACAAGGGTGTTAGCGGAACGAAGAAGAAATACAACACCCCATTTAAGTACACCAACAAGATGCCTCCCGCAAAGGCATTCGCTAATTGGGCAGTTAAGAAGGGACTCACGGGAGTGCGTGACGAAAAGACGGGTAGGTTTATCCCTCGCAAAAGTCTCCAGTACGCTTTAGCGAGAAGTGTCTACTATAATGGTATCAAACCCACCAAATTCTTTAGCCGTCCATTTGGATTGGCTTTTGAGAAATTGCCTCCCGAAGTAGTTGAGGCATTCAAACTTACAAATGACGATTTCATAGCATACACAAGAAGAAAATGAGTACACCTATTATCGCTCGTCCCTCATCACTAAAAATGAGCCGTAGCCCAATCTTCTACACGGGAAAGAATAACACCCTTACCAACGATGAGTTGGATGCTATGTCTTTGAATCTAAAGATTTGGAGTGGTACATCTGCCCCAACGGATAACAACTACGAGTTGAGCAAGTCCTATTCTATCGGTGAGGTCATCAACTTTGAAGTGTCTGATTTAATCCGTTCAGAATTCTCTCACGACTTTAGCGTATACGATGCCTCCTTTTATGAGCAAAGCCCCGTCAATGAGGCTCTATGGGTTAATGCTACGGGGGATTGGACTTATTCAGACAATGGTGCTGCCCCAATAGCGGCCCCACACACAACTGGAACGACATTCAAGTTCCTCGCAACGCAAGGATGGGCCGACAAACTAAACCCAACAAACCCTTCGGTCACTCAAGCGATTTTAGCCGTTACTCGCAACCGCCAAGTGCTTACCTCCAACTATGAGAGCCTTGCCATCTACAATAGCGCAGCGAATGACTTGGGATATATTGAGATTTCTTGGAACAACGGAGATACGGATACCTTCTACAACACAGATGGAATCAATTCAACCCCTCCCGACCCCGTGAGCGGAGACACGCAAGACCTTGTAATTTATGCGGGTGTTGGCCCCGCTAACCTTGAGGCAAATGCGGGTCTTGATGCAGTCATTAAACCAAGCTCACATAGCACGGGAGACTACTACGATGTGGTCTTGTACAATACGGGACTTGATGAGATTACTCGTGTACGCTACACCCTTGTATGTGAACCCAAATACACACCCTACCAAGTATCGTTCATTAACCGCTATGGGGTAGCCGACTTCATTACCTTCTTCAAGGTAAGCACCGAGCAAGGCAACTTCACCAACGACCAATACAAGCGCAGCATCTACCAAGATGGATTCACAACGCCATCTCTCCAAGTAGGGCAATACCAAGATTTCAATGTAAACTCTCGCAACACCATCACAATGAATACGGGATGGGTAGACGAGAACTACGCCAATGTGATTGAGGATATCCTTATGAGTGAGAATGTCGCTATTCTATTGAACGGAAGTTGGGTCGCTGCAAGTCCTCAACGAGGAAGCGTAGACTATCAAAAAGAAATCAATAGCAAGAACATCAACTACACAATGTCCTTTGATGTAGCCTTTAACGAGCGTAGCCTTATCCGATGAACCAAGTAGACATCTACATTGGCGATTACCGCCTTGACCTATTCCAAGACGAGGAGATTAGCATCAACCTCAATGTGCAGAACATCCAAGACATCTCAAAGGTGTTTACGGATTTCACGCAGTCGTTTACTATTCCCGCAAGTGGAATAAACAACGAGGTATTGAAGCAATACTACCGCACGGATGTAGATGCCTCAAGAATTACAACAAGCCAAACAATAAATGGAGAGACAATATTCAATACATATAGTGCAAGGGTTATAGTATCTGGAGGCATTATAGAGGGAAGAGAATGTTGTATTAGTGCTTTAGATGCTTTGGGTGGTTCTTATTCAGAGACATCGGTAGCTAACAACTACGATTTCCGTTTCCGCGCTCCCGCAAGGATTGAGATTAACTCTATTCCCTTCCGCACGGGAGTGATTGAGATAGAGAATGTTTTGATGAAAGGGACTGAACCTTATTCATACTCTATTGCCTTCTACGGAGACCTTGTAAGCCTCTCTGACTTGTTTGGCGAGGATTACCTCTATGACCTTGATTTGAGTGCTTACAACCATACCTATGATGGGGCTACTATTCAATCGGGCTTTGACCAAGAATCACTTTTTGGTGGTGAGGTATTCTACCCCTTGATGAGTCCCGTCCGAAATTGGGTGTACAATGTTTCTCCAAGCGACCCGAATCACGACAACGATATTCACTACGATGCAGCAGCGGGCCACGCACACGGAATCCATTACTACGAATTAAAACCCGCCATCAAAGTCGTTAAGATTCTTGAGGCGATAGGTACTAAATACGGCATTACCTTCACGGGCAGTTTCTTGAGCGACAACCAATTCAATAAACTATACTTGTGGGCGCATCGTTTTGAGGGATACTTGTTCTCCAACGCTACGGACATTGATTGGCAGTTAATCAATATGAACCGCATCACGGGAAGCGGAAGCCAATTCAACTTAACCACCGACACTTGGACAGTTGCAACGACAAGTGAATACCAACTGCGGGTACAAGTGCTAAACCCATCCGCCAACTACGAACTTGGATTGTTCCGAAATGGCGTAGAGGTAGGCATTGCTCGTGAGGATGCAATCGTAGGGACAAATACCACTTTCTTTGATGGATACATCTTCCAAGCGGGAGACCAAATCCAATTAAAGATTCGCCCTCAACTACCCGTCAATATGACCTACCAAGTCACCGACTACACGGGATATACGGCAACGGATGGTATTCCATCAACTCAACAATTTGAGGTAGACCAAACTTTATTTGCATCATACGCATTTGAACTTGCGATGAGTCCCTTGATGCCCGAAATCAAAATCAAGGATTTCTTCGGTGGGATTGTCAAGATGCACAACCTTGTCATCATCCCCACCAACTCAACCACCTTTAGCCTTCAATCGCTAAACGCTTGGTACGCTGCGGGAGCTGACCAAGACATCACTCAATATGTAGACATCAACGAAGTGAGCGTAGAACGCCCACAACTCTACCGAGAGATAAGTTTTGACTATCAAGATACCGAACAGATTTTAGGATACGAATATCAACGCTCAAATCAAGTAGGATACGGAGACCTAAACTCATTCTTCTCTTGGGATGGTGAAGACTTCCAAATTGAACTGCCTTTTGAATGCCCCTTGTTTGAGAAACTAACAAACTATCAAGGGCATATGGGTGGGATGACGGCTATACCAAGCAACATTCTTGTGTACAAGTCAATCACCCGTGAGGTAGATGCGGAAGGAGCGTTTAATACCTATGTAGGTGCGCCTATCCTAATCTATGGAGAGTTCTCATTGGACATTAGCACAAACCCTCTTGGATTTATTGATGAAAGCAATACGCTCCAACCCCCGATTGACCAAGTATGGTACGCCAATACCTCAAGCACAAGCACGGGTACTGGCGCAGCCTATGCTCTTACTTGGGGTAGTGACATTGACCCATTCTTCCTTCAACCAATCGGCAAGAGCTTATACCAAACCTATTGGGAGGATTACATCCTTGACTTGTATGATGCCAAGCGTAGGGTCTACAATGTGAGTGCCTTGTTGCCTCTTGGTACAATCATCAACCTACAACTCAATAACAAGTTGATTTGGAACAACCAAAGGTGGATTATCAATAGCGTACAAGTAAATATGACAACGGGGAAGACCAACCTCCAATTACTCAATGATGTATGAAGACGAGTTATTTAAGTTATTTGATAGAACTCTTGCAATCTAACCAATGGAAGGGCGTAAGCCACAACATTGACATAGCAAAAGGCAAATACCGAATACCTAAAACTTGGACAGAGTTCTTAAAGCGTAGATAATGGCAGTTGTTGAAACGATACGGATTGATGGAGACTCGCAACAGTTTGAAGCAGCGGTCAATGAACTCAATAATTCGGTCAAGGATTTAAATAAGCAGATTGGCAAGGTTGGCAATACGGCTGACAAATCTTTTGATAAAGCCGAGAAGGCCGTTGAGGGAGTAAAGCAAGAAGTCAAGGAAACGGGCAAAAGCCTCAAAGACCTTGTTCAGAATCTTGGTGGACTCGCCATCCTTTCAAGCGTAGCAGATAAAGCAAAGGAGACATTCACCGCCAACCAACGGGTTGCCGATGTACTCAACCAAGCAATGTTTGCTTTGCAAATTGGTATTTCTGGAGTCATTGAAGCGGTGGCTACGGGCAATTTGGGAAGCATTCCAAAACTATTGGCTAATGCAAGGCGTGAAGCAGCGGAACTTGTGCAACTCCAAAAAGAGGCTCAAAGAGCAGAGGTTAACAGAGTTGAACTTCAGTTCACTTATCAAAAACTTGCAGAGGAGCAACGCCAAATCCGAGACGAAGAACGCAACTCTTTGGATGAGCGTATTTATGCCAACGAAAATATCAATGCAATCCTCATTGAGCAACTTGGATTAGAAAAACAAGCGGTTGAAACAAAGATTGCCCAAGCCAAAGCAGAGTACCAACGCCTTCCAAACATTGAGAATGAGATTGCTCTTGCTCAAGCACGGGTAGAATTGTTGGATATTGAGGAGCGTATCATCGGTCAGAAATCCGAATACCTATCAAATAACCTCGCTCTTGAGCGTGAGCGTAGAGACTTGCAACAACAAATCTTGGATTTGCAAGCCCAACAAATAGAAGCGGGAAATAGATTCAATGCAGAGGAATTAGGTGCGGTTGTTGATGTCTATGACACGAGGGTAATGAACGAAAAATCATTACTTGACCTTGAGTTCAAACGCTATGATGATGCGCGAATAATTAGAGACAACTTTTTACAAGACCAAATCCGTGCAGCCCAAGAGGCGGGCCAGACCGAAAACGCAATGTATCAAGACCTCCTCACTCAAAGAACGGAACTTGACATTGAATACCAAGAAAGATATAGGGACTACGTTCAGCAACGGCAAGAATTAAATCGCCAATCAGTCACCGATGCGGTCTCTACTTCTATCCAAGCGATTGAGACCATTTCAAGCTTTGTAGCAGCATCTGAAAATGCCGATGAGGCAACTAAAGAAAGAGCGTTCCAACTCCAAAAACAACTGTCTACGGCTCAAGCGGTAGTTCAAGGTATTGAGGCAGTACAAAACGCTTACTCTACG